TGCCTCGCAAACTACATGATCTTTATACATTCTATATCCTTTTTCAAGCACATATTTAACAGGAAATGGACATTCAAACATATCCAAATCTCCATCTTTAATTGCTTCGTCTAACTTACATTCTGGAATTGCAAGAATAGAATGTCCACAATCCACAAAGTAATAATTGAATTCTTTTAATTCCTCTGGAAGTCCTTCGTAATTATCTTTCTTTACTCCATGAAGATCTGCTACACTTCTACGAATTGTATTTGTTTCTACTTCTTCCTCTGCTGTCTGATCATCTTTGTCATCAAAAACCGACCATGCTAAGGTTCTGCAAAAATCTCCTGACCAGTTTGAAATTATGGTACAAAATGGCGTTGGAATATCCACAATAAATGGCAATTCAGGATGATATTCACCCAAGGATTTTCCAAACAAATCTTTGTAAGCACACTCTATTGATTTCATTGCAAGGGATAATCCGCTTCTATCTTTGCATCCTACTGTTGTCAGCAATACAATATTTTCGCCTTCAGCCTCTAATATAACTTCTGCGCAATAGAAAGCTCCATCCGCAGTAATATGCAATTTAGTTCCATCCATAAACGGTACTGTGTAATTAGATGATACATTCCTATCAAATTCAATAAGCTCTCTCATTCTAGTTCTTATTTCACTACTGATTTCCTCTGAATAAGATTTTCTCATATGCCCTGTCAACAGAGTATAATGATTAATATATTCCATTACTTGTCCACCTTAACCCTTCTCATTTCTCTGACTTCTTTTTTATACTGTTCGATAGCATCAAGTGCATTTTCAGTATAACAAAAATCATACTTTTTCGCAAAGTTATTTACAGACCTGTAATTGACTATAGGTACTTCCACGCACCCTTTGTCTCGATTATATCGATTATTCACAATTTTCCTTGAAGCGTTGTAAATTTCATTACTCCTTGCACTCCAACGCAATGTTAGAACTTTATCTTTTGAATCGTAATTAATCCAACGAGTGTTTTCTTTTTTATAGTTACCGCTGATTGCCATTTCTGTGATTTCGCTATCATGAATACAAATAGCAAACCCATTTTGTAATAAACTGTGTCCAATTTCTGCTGCTCTGTCAGCATAATTTCCGCTTTTCTCGGTCAGACAACGACACCAACAACAATCATCTTCATTCCATCTATAATCTTTTGATTTAACCAAATTAATGAAATCCTGATCTTTCAGGTAAAACAAGCATATTTTATCAAGTTTTTTAACAATTTCCACAACACCTTCATGTTCTAGTCTTTCTGGTGCCACAGCATCAATACTAATGATTCTTTCTCGACGCTCTTTCTCCCTCTTAGTTCGTTTATATTTTCGCAGAAAATCTTGTTTACTAATAAATCGATCTAAGTCTAACCAAAAAGAGGCTGTCGTTTCATTTTCTATAATTTCCTGTACTGTTCTGTCGTTTTCAAACTCATTATAAACATCCAATCGAATTGTATTAGCCCACGCTACTTGTTTTTCTGTTCCTGTCAATTCTGGAAATCCATATTCTTTTGATAGTGCCTCAGAGTTTTTGTTTTCTTCTGTAATCTGTTTTTCTCTTTCTTTTTTTTCACATTGTGGACATAGATGAGAAAAAGCATAGTCAACTTTTCTCTGTCTTTCACTCATTTTTCCAATAACATTTACTACTCCATCATGCCCACAAGCGTAAGTGCCTTCATATTTAGCCATACTTATCCCATTTCCTTTCCATCAAAGTTTCATTTTATCTATATGATCATCACATTCCCATACCGCTTCATAGCAGACATCTAACATATCTCTTACGATTTGTTTCCTCTGACTTAACTTTTCTTCTTTTTTTTCAATATCCTCTTTCTCACGCAATAAATGCATATATTTTTGATACGGCATGTTTGTATCTGCTAGTTTTTCTTCTATAGCGATCCTTTCATTAATTACTTTTCTTAATTTATTACATAATTCCTTATGCTTATCTTTGATCGCTTTAATGACTGCATATTCATACATTCTTTGATATTTAGACTCAAATTTTCCATCTTTGAATTCATAACGATCCTCAACCTTGCAGGCATCTAAAATCTTATCTCCGTTTTCTCTGCACTCATTTAACAATTCCATTAAAGCCTCTTCGTTGTCAAATGTCGCATAACCAATTCCATCTTCTTTTGTTTCGTAAACACACATATATGGTTTTTCTGGTGTATATGCCTTAGATTTTTCCATTTTAATCACTCCTTTTTAATTACTTTATTCTTTACAAGCTACAATGCAAGTTAGCTCTTTAAAGAACGGTTGATCTTTAATCTGATTTAATAAATAATATACATCACAATTGATCATATCTTTTTCGGATTTATCTATACTATATATTATTAAATATTCCAGTTTGTCACTCCAATTTTCAACAATTCCTAAATATTTTTCCATTTCCTCTTTAATACTCTGCGAATCATCTAAAATAAAATTATCACATCTTGAAAACAGACTGCGAGAAATGTTTTCATCTTCAAATATGATTACAAAGCATTTTTCTGATCGAGAACTATCAATAAAATCACTGAGAAATTTAGATTTTCCATTGCCCTTCAATGTTAATATTTCCATTTTACATCATTCCTTTTCAAAATATCTTTTCGCTATTTCTTCAAAAAATTGTTGTTCCACTGCGATTACAAGCCCTGAGAATTGCAAAGTGTCTTCTGAATAAAGTTCATTTTTCCACTTTCTCGCATATTCTCTAAAGCTTTCACAGGTTTTTCCAACTTCTTTAGCCCTAACATATTTTTCCCAAATAGATTTTAAGTCGCTATCACTCATATCTTTAAAAATCTTAATCATTTCCATCACCTCAATTTCTAAATTCTAATACCATGCTCTGCCTCATATCTACACCAGCAATCAATATATCTATCTTCATCATTAACATCTAAATACTGTTCGTATTTATCCATGAGTGGATACATTTCATCGTAACAAACACCTTCGTTAATAAAGCTCCAAATATCCATATAAATCGTATTATATAATTCTTCTGGAATATAATCATACACATCTGCACAGATGATTTCCACCTTATCACTCAATGGCAACTGACTTGCTACTAAATCAATAACTTCCTGATTCTTTTCCACTACTGTTATCTTGTCTATCATTGGATCGTTTTGAATCGCAAGTAGAATCAAACCAATTCCAAGTCCACCAATAAGAACTTTCCCATGGGCATTTGTTACAAAATCTTCATTGGTTCTTTTTTCCATTGGTGTATTAGACATTAAGATGCTGCCACAATGTTCTAAACTTACATAATCTCCTGGTGTAATTCCATGACACATGGCGTATCCATCATGGTTGTTTATTGTAAAATGAGATAACTTAAAATCTCCAATCTGTCTATCTTTTAAAATTTTGCTCATATCTTCATACATATATCTATCTTCCATTTCTATCACTCCTTCTGATCAAATATTTGTTTCATTTCAATACCCCATATTAGTTTCTTTTGTAATCTTTGCTGCTACAGAATCTAGCATCTCATATTTTTCAATAATATTAGACACTTCTTCTTTTGTTAGGAGTCTCCATTCATCAGTTCTATTCTTTTTAAACTCTAGTGTATGAGAGCCACGATCTACCCATACAGGAATTCCAAATGTTACTCCAACGTATTTATCCATTAAAGCTAAGCATTTATTAACTAATTTCCTATATTCTTTAGCTTCTTCTTTTCGGTTTTCCAATTTATTCATTTTGAGACAACTCCTTTTTCGTTTTGTGTCATAATTATATCACACCTCTCTATTCTTCTGAAATAATTTCCACCGCTGCTTCGTAAAATCTGTTGTACAAAGTTGCATTAGTTTTAATAAGCTGAGATTTAGACAACCCATGAGCATATTCATCCCAGTTAACTCCATTCTCTGTCATCTTAGTGTAGATTTTCCGATAAACAGACGTTCCACCTTTAGACTTATTTCCAATATGATTAGCATAATTGGTAATCTTGATCTTCATTTCTTCCCAATCAGGCTGTGCATTTTCTTTTCTGAACTGTCGCAGAAGTTTTTCCAATGAATTAACTAGCAGATCAGGGTATTTATCATAACAAAGGTCAATTGTCGGGACATTACCTCTTTCTCCAATATTATACTTCTCTTTGTATTCTTTTCGATCCTGTTCCCACACAATCCCATATGTGTTAGTAAGATACCTGTATGCCTCTCTAAGAATATCTCTAGTAGTGGTTCCTAGTTCGTCAGATTCTTTTAGAATATCATCAATGATAGAGTAGACATTAGATTTCCATTCATTAAGTTTGTATTCTGCAATAACGCTTTCCGTATCTACTACTGGAACATCTTGCGTATGCTTTCCAATCTGCTTAAACAATTCTTTCCGTTCGGCTTTCATCTCTTTAACAATGTCAGCCAACTGATTAAATCCTTTAATAGTAACCTTGTACAGACGCTCATTGTTTCTTTCCATCTGCTTCATAAGTTCTGTCTGCTCTGTAAGAAACTGTTCTACTGTTGTTACAGGAGTTCCTGTTTGTAAATTTCCATGACGATAAGAGGAAATCACGTCCCAAACCCAATCCATGAAGGCATTTGCCTTTGGTTGTCTGCTCCATCTACAAATTTCCATCACGCCACGTTCATTATAGAGTGTAGTGTAATACTTCTTGTTATCAGTAGCCCCCAGTTTGAGGGTAACTGAATATTTATCCAGTCTATCTCTATATCTATTGTGCAAATTATCAATTGCTTTCTGTGGATCTGCATATTCCAGCGCTTCTCCAATTTGATTTCTTGTCATCCAAATATCGTCCTCAGCACTATAAAAATCACACGTTATATCATTAAAATTTCCTGTTTTAACTAACTGTAGGTTCATTCTTCATCTTCCTTTCTAA